GTAACCATAATATGGTCTATATGAGGATACAATTTTTGAATAGCATAGTGATATATTCTTAGCTGAGGATCTTCTTCCAATTTTTCTTGAGTCTTTTCTTGACCAGTTGCCCAATTTAATCTTCTTCCAGTTTTCCAGTCAATAATTTCTATAGTGTTATCGCCAACCTGGGTTATAAGATCGATAGTTCCTTTTATAGCTAAATTACCCTCAAGAGTACCTTCTGCTACTTTATACTTATATTTAGACCAGTCTTTGTCTATTACCAAGTCAAAATGTTGTTCTGGACATAAAATATTCCTATTTCTAGGATCAAACATTCCATTATTGTATGTAATAGCTTTTTCTACCCAAAGTCTGCAATCTGTAAAATCTTTTGCAGCCCATTTGTGGTGAGAGAATCTGCTGGTATAATACTTATATACTTGTTCTGTTAGAGAATCTATATTATATGCTTCTATATTGACTGTTCCAACTATATCGTCTTCAAAAGTAAGAACATTGTTTTGTTGACTTTGTTTAATAATAGCTAGTATTTCTAGAACCTTGTGTACTATAGTTCCTTTGTCTGCTTTTTGGTTGCTTGGCCCCCTATATCCTAACACGTATTCAAAAAAATACTGTTGTTCGCACATAGAGTGCGTATTATAAGATGAGCTTCTAAAGTATGTTATTATAATGAGAGTATTCCTTTGTCTGATAGAAATCGTAGTACAATATTGTTTTTTTCATCAATAGTCATTCCAGTATTTCGAATAACTAGATCAAATTTATTCCAATCATATTTATCTTTATCTAAAGCATTCTCACTATTAGAGTCTGAACCAAATGGATCTAAATCAAGCCTAATCACATAACCCCCAGCTTTTTTAATAGATTCAACCTCATTAGGAAATCTGCAATCGGCAATAATAGCCAAATCTAGATTTTCTTTTTTGATTTTATTTATGGTTGCATCAACCCACACATTTGTTTTAATTTTACGAAATACATTAGTTCCAACGTGTTCCATGATTTGTCTAGCTGACATATATCCAGACATTTCAAAAGACTCATTATAGTCTGGCATATCTTGCCATCTAATATCAGTTAATGTATTCTTATGTTCGTCACTGCCATAACACTGTTCGTATGTTAGTCCTAAAATATTTATACATATATCTTGCTTAAGAGGATCTGCAAAACTATATATTTTATTACTAAGTCTTAAATTATGAGAATTAACAATTGATTGGACATATTCTGCAGACGTGCTCTTTCCGGATTGTTTTCTTCCCGCAAAAGCTAAAATCATTTTATCTCCGATATTTTAGGAACAAGTGTATTTCTAATCTCTTCTATACTTAGTTCGCCAACATCTGATCCTTCAAATGCTGGAGAATATATTCTATAGATTTTTTTACATTTTTCTGTGATTTGCTTAATAGCTTTTTGGCCAGCATCATCATTATCCATTAGAAGTATAATATTCATTGCCCCAGAAGAATCAATTAGCAATTTTTGTTTGTCGCTCAAAGAAGATCCAAAAATGGCTACGCTATTATGAATTCCCGCTTCCTCTAATCTCCATACATTTCCGGGACTTTCGACTAAAATAATACTTCTGCTTTTTTGGATATGGTCTTTAGCAAACCAGAAATTATATAGATGTTCCTGGGACTTGAAACCAAAATTATGCTTCCACTTACAATATTTCCAAATATCCTCTCTATCTGGACATTCTGATGTTGATGTATGATAATGGTTACATTTTGAACAAGAGCTGAAGATACTTCTTCCTGTGCAGCCAACTATAACTTTACCATCTATAGAATAGATTGGAACTACAATCCTATTATGCATCTCTTTGTTAGGATTGTCACACAACCCCACATCATACCTGTTAAGTATTTCTTTTGTATACCCTCTCTCTAAGTAATATTCGGATGGTATTTGTAGAGATTCTCTAACTTGAGCTTTTGTAATCTTGGATAGAGGGCTAGTATTTTGTGTTTGTTTTACATTTTCTACAATTCTAGCGAATGTACTCTTTTCAGCATCTGCTCTTGAAATCTTAATATCTTTGATATTCTTATTTAGCAAAGATAAGCAGAAGTCTACTGCTTCTTGAAAAGAGGCTGTTTCATCTCCTTCTCTGTTCCATCTATATTTAGTTTTAGATAATACTCCTCTGACAAATCCTATAATAGAACTTTTAAAGGTGCTATCGCAATTGTGTGTGCGGCATCTCCAATTGCCTCTATAATAGTCTCCTGTATGATAGATATTAACTGCAGACGGATTATCTCCCCCATGAATAGGACATGACATTGTTATCATTTTATTTGACATCTTAAAATCTTCAATGTCTAGTGCATTAAGAAGTTCTTCGATATTGTCACAAACTTGATCACAAATAACCTTGAGTTTATTCTGATCATACGAACGGGATTTCATTGGTGTTTTCATTTTCGCTATCTACAATAAAGCCATCTTTAGTTTTGCTTGTTGAGTTGTTAATTTCCAATTTTGTTTTACCTTCTGTAATCTTAGCACACCAGCCCTTCATGTGACAATTGATATAGTCATTGTCGTCTAATCCTCCTCCATGTCTACTAATTAAAGGAACTAATTTTCTGTTTCCGCTATTTGGGCCGTCCTCTGCAATTTCTTCGTCCGATTTTCTTTTGAAGATAGTGAAGTTGCTACACAACCATATGATTCTATCTGAACCAGAAGCTGTGTCTGTAGATTCTTTTGTGATGCCATCTCTGTTTAGTTGGATAAATGCCACGATAGGTACTTTATACCTGACGGCAAAATTATGTAAACTGGTCATCATAAAACCAAGTACTTGGTATTCCTTCATATCCTGAGACATACCGGCAGAATCCATTAATTTCAGATAGTCATAAAATATTACACACTCCTTTGCTGTTCCATCATTATTTAGTCCAACCTCTTTAACCAACCACCTTCTCATAATAGCTAACTGATCTTCAAATGCTTTACCGGCTATGCTTTTATGATATAGGTTTGTTTGCTTTAGAGCATCTACAGCTTTTCCTATCTTGGACTTCATCTCTGGAGATTCTGCAAACTTGCCCGTCTCAATTGAATTAATTTCTATCTCTGTCATCATTGCTAGCAATCTATGAATATGATCTTCTTTATTCATTTCGGTATCCATATTCAATACCGGAATACCTTTTTCTGCTATATTACGACCCATATTATCAGACAACAATGTTTTACCTGTTTTAGGTCTTGCTGCTATAACATTAACGGTTCCTTTTCTAAGACCACCACCGATTGCTTGATCGTATATTGGAAAGCCTGTTGGAATACCAACCTGATCAATCTTATGAAGCTCTAGATCAGCTACATATTCTTCGAGTGACGATCCTATCTTTTCTGGTCCTCCGTCACTATCTGTTAACAGTGATGTAAAATTAAAGATACTATCTTCGGCAATTCCTATTATAGAAGAGATGGATTCATTACCAGTAACGTCTAGAATTTTCTCTTGTGTAGTTTCTAGTTGTTTTCTTAATAGTCTGGCTATTTCTAGTTTACGAATTTTAGCTGCAAATTTTCTCACATTGTCGAGACTTACAGGAAAATCAATAACAGCCTTGAGATGCTGAGTTTCTTCTTTCTTACTAAGAATAGTAGAAAGACCAAGTTCTTGAGCCACAGAGTAAATAGAAGCAATATCTATTGTTGAATTAGCATTTTCGCATATTGTTTTTAAGCACTTAAAGATGATACTATTGCTATCAATAGTAAAAGATGTTTCTTGAACAATATCTGCAACGTCAAGATATGCGTCCTGACCATATGTACAAATTCCTGCGAGTACCGCTCTTTCTGCGGCCGGATCAGCTAAAATCACTATTTTACCCCTTTGAGGACATTACTTTTATTTTTTGAATGGACAGTAAGATATCTGATAAGTTTTTAATATTCCCAGCTAGGTATTGTAACCTATCACTTCTTTGCTTTGCATACTTCTTTATCTTATTAAGAGATGCTGCTTTGTCGTTGTTCTTAATTGCCTGAAGAGATTTCTCTATATATCCATATCCCTTATAGTTATTAACTTCATCAGCAATAACATCTTTTATTGTTTCTTCTGACCAATTTACCCTGGCTATCTCTCTATTTAAAGTTCTTTGAACATGAAAGGAGAACTGTCCTAACCTATATGCTATTTGTGCACAATCCTCTGGAGTTAATCTCTCTAGATCGTCCCTATTCATTGTGAGATATTTCTGAAGTTCAGACTCAGGAAAAAGATCTGACTTATATTTTTCAAACCCAATAGTTTGTTCATATTCATCTAAAATAGAGTCCCATGACTCAACCTGTTCTTTCGTATTCATTAGTTATCCTTTGAGACCATTGTTCAGCAGTTTCGTTGAATGGTAATTCTATGTAAATAATATCGTTAAGATGACACCATTCGATTTTTTCCCTATCTCTCTTTTTTTGCTTAATAAAACCAAACTTATTAGAATGGTAATGTCCAACAAATTTATAGTGCTGTTCTCCATGAACCTCTATACAAAACTTGAGTAAGGGAAGATAAAAGTCTAAGAACAGCGTCTCAGACTTTCGTAGTATGATAGGAACTTCTTCCAACGCCACCAAGGTCGGAAACAGGTTTTTGATGATCCCTCTGGCTTGTATGTGTAATGATGACTTATTTGTCATCTTACTATGGGCCATATTTCCGCCAAGTAGCCAATTATGAGAATTGCCATCTAAATCTTTGATCAGCATTTGATTCCCATCATATTTTTAACTTCTGCATATAATTTTTCATAAGAGTCTGTATGTTCTAATAGGTAGTTTCTGACCTTTTCCATACCTTGAAACTTTGGCTTATCTTCAATAAAGTCTAATGTATACCAAGCACCACCCTTATTAATTAAGCCCATATCTGATGCTAGTACAACCAGTTCTGTACACTTGTCAATTCCTTGACCATATCGAAGGTATGAGGTTATTGTTCCTCCCGGAGGCCCAAGAGCGGAACACATCACTTGCCACTCAATTTCTTGTCCTATTTGCGTACTGTCTGCGCTGAGAACCCAAGGTTTAAAAGTTTTGGCTCGTAGCTTGATGTCAGTTTGATAGGCTATAGCCTGACCAGACTTTTCTTTAAATTCTGCTCCATAACCAGTAGGATTACCCATAAGATGAGTAATACCTATTACTATGTTTTTATTAACTGGAATAACGTTGGCAACTTTACGACAAAACTTAGCCAATAACTTAGCTCCGTCTGCTCGTTGCATTTTATCCATTTCGCTAGTAATTTCTGCTTCGGTACATAGTGCTGAATATGAGTCTATAATTAAAACACATCCTGGTTCTTCATTAATAATTCTTTCAGCAATTTGTAAGTATTCTTCTGCGTGTAGAATCTTACCTTGTTGAGAACCAATAACATCAAATCTAGCAAGATCTAGACCCGGTATTCCTTCTAGATCTCTTTTTTTCAATCTACCTTCAATGTTTAGGTAATACACATGTCTTGGTTTTTTAAGATCTCCCTTATATTCTTCTCTTTGTGCAGTAGCGCAGAATGACAGCGAGGTGGTAGTCTTTCCGCATTTAGGTTGTCCTGTTAAAACAACAAAACTTCCTTCTGGGATACCTCCATTTAAAATCATGTCCAGAGCAGGACTAACTGGAATAATAACTGAATCTCTATCTACTACGGAGTTTCCAGAAAGAATAATATCCGATCCGAAATCTTTAATAACACCCTCTTTAAGTCCCATTGTCTATATCCTCCAATTTTGATAAAATATTTTTAGGATTGTTTCCAGATTGTCTGTGAGATATGTTTTCCTTGCGCTCTAAATTCTTTGTAAGAGCATTGTTTTCCTTCGATACGATCTCTGCTTCTTGTTCAATAATAGGCAAGAGATGAGGTGCTCGCAAGGAATAGATTCTTTCGGTTTTGGGATTCTTTAAAGCTCTGATAACAGCCTTCTCCCCATATTTACTAACTAGTTGATTTGCTGTGGCTATTTGATTTCTAAAAAACGATGACCATTTTTTATTAGTCCAAAATCTATGATGAAGATCTTCTTTATCTATTTTAGCCTTCTTCTCGCATATCATTTCTGTGATATATTGAGCAGCTGAGACAAACTTTTCGTTTGAATATCTTGATGGATATTTCATTCTTTGCTATCTAGAATTTCCGTTCCGGCTTTTGATATTGATGTTTTTAGATGATTATCAAACAACTCTATGAATTTATCATAGTTCTCTTTGACCGGTAGTGGTATGTAATAATTTTTTTCAACAACCTTAGAAGTCTTTACGCTTTGACCCTTTTCGTTTACGGATAGAACTTGAAAAACAACCTTTACTAGTATTTCATGTTGGTAATCAGTATGCTTCTCTTCTTGCTCAAAGAGTTCGTTATATACTCCTTGAAAATAAATGTCTTTATCAGATTGCTTATTCTCTAAAAGTTTTGAGATGATTTTGTCTATCTCTTGTTGTTCTGTTTTCTCTGACATTGTTTATCCTGCTGATGTTGAGCAATTATTACATTTGTATCTATCTGTCGAATCAACCATGTTTTCGCTTATCTCTTCTGATTTGCCACACACTCTGCACTTGACCGTTACAAAACTTATAGGTCTATTTCTTAGTGTTGGTGGATATTTTTGTAGCTTTTTATCTATTAAACAATCCTCTTTGTGCATACCAGCTTCTGGCATATCTAAAAATCTGTTTTCTCTAGTAGATTTAGTATTAAGTTTTCTACTATTGTTCTTTATAGGATCAGATTTTTTCTTTTTGGTCTTAGTAGATTCTTCCTCTTCGTCATCAGGAAGTAAAGATGAAAGAAGAGAAATCAACTGTTTTAATTTTTCTGGATCTTCTTGTAGTTTACCCAAGTCCATAATTATTTACCTTTACCCTTATTCTTGTTCTTGCTTTCGCTAGGAATAAAAATACCATCTTTCATCCAACGGTTTTGTTCTATCTTAGCCGAAGGAGC